CAAAACTCCTCGAACTCCCGAGGAAGCTGAACGAATCGCTATCAGTGCTGCCATGGATCTTGCGACACAGCAGATTCTGGACGGTACTGCGAGCAATTCGATGATCATTCATTTCCTCAAGCTGGGCTCCAGTCGCGAAAGACTCGAGCAGGCTCGCCTAGAGGCAGACACGACTCTCGCTCGAGCTAAGGTTTCGGCGCTTGAGTCCGCTGCTCGTACCGAGGAACTTGTCTCTGAAGCGCTAGCAGCGTTCAAGGTATATTCTGGAGATTCAGATGCGGAGCTATGACGAACTCAGCCATCTACATACATTCGAAGAACGTCTCGAATATCTCTCACTCGATGGAGCATTTTTCGGCGAGACATTCGGTGGGTCCAGGTGGCTGAATCAGAGTTTCTACCAAAGCGATATTTGGCGAGAGGCTCGCGCCCAAGTTATCGCAAGAGATCTTGGATGCGATCTCGGCCTTGAGGGTTATGAGATTCATGACGGTATTGTTGTACACCACATCAATCCTCTCACCCCTCGTCAGTGTGAGAATTTCGATCCATGTATGTGGGACACCAACAATCTCATATGTGTGAGTCGAGATACTCATAATGCAATCCACTACGGAACCAAGGCGTTGGCTCTCGACGACTTCGATCCGAGATTACCCGGCGACACAAAACTATGGTAGGAGGCTAAATGTCGATTCTACATGACACAAAGACCTACCTCGGGTTGATGGAGGATGACACTTCATTCGACAGCGAAGTTAAGGACGCTATTGACAATGCTTTGGCGACCGCGACTCAGCTAAACCGCGAAGCTGGCGACCTATCGTCCGAGGCAGATTATCCCACTACGACTCTTGGCCGGATCCTACGACAGTATGTGAACTTCTCAGTTCGATTGACGTTCGATCCACCGCAGACTTCGTTCGCTATCAAGGCAGTCGAGGCTTTGCAGAAAGAGGCGGAGTGGCGACTGACCATTCAATGATGGGAGAAAACCATGAGCGAAGAAACTCTGTCCCACTACGGCGTCCTCGGCATGAAGTGGGGCGTCCGTAAGAAGACTGAAAGTTCCGGTGGAGTCGGACTTCGGTCCGTCGAAGAGAAGAAGAAGATCGGTGAAGCTGTCAATGCCGAGGCATTCCGAAAGGAACGAGCCAAGGCTGAGAAGGCCGCTGAGAAGGAACGCAAGAAGACCGAGTCTAACCTTAAGAAGGCAGCTAAGGCGGCTGCTTCAGCAGCCAAGAAGGCTGCTTCCGGAGCCAAGAAGGCAGCTAAGTCCGCATCCGAGAAACATGCTGCGAACAAGGCCGAGCGGGCCAAGGCCGCCGCTGAGAGGGCCCGTAAGAAGCTCGAGAACCAGAAGCTAAAGGAAGCTCGCAAGGCCGAAGCTGAACGCAAGAAGAAGCAAAAAGAAGCCGAGCGCGCTGAAAAGAAGCGAATTGCCGACGAGAAGAAGGCAGCGAAGGAAGCCGAGAAGAAGCAGAAGGAACTCGAGAAGCAGCGAATTCCTAAGGGTGGTATTTCAAACGCCCTACGGAAGGAAGCACCTCGACACCTCTCTTCAACTGATCTCATTGAGCAGAACAAGCGACTCAACCTTGAGAAGCAGAATTATGAACTCAAGGAGAAACTCAAGGAGTACGAGAATCAAAATAGGAGTGCTCTTGCCAAGACGGCTGACCTCTTCGTCGACGAGGCTCGCAAGAACCTGACGAAATACGCGGCCCGGACAGCAACTGACATACTCACAGCAGCTCTTGACTCCAAGCTCAAGGGAACCGAGTATGAGGGTGTTGCTGCGATGGCTAAGAACTCGTTCAACCTCGACGCAATCCTGAAGAACGCCACCTCTTCGAAAGATAAGAAGAAGGATAAGAATTAGGTATGGTGCTATCAAACACCGCTACACCTAAATACTACGCCCAGTTCCGAGAAAAAGTTCTATCCGGCGAAATCCCAGTCTCTCATACAATTGAGATGGAGATGAACCGGATTGATGACTTGATCGCCAACCCGAGATACTACTACGATGACGGAGCTATCGACGGATTCATAGCTTTCTGCGAAAACGAGATGACCCTTGTTGACGGTAGTGATCTAACTCTTCTCGATTCCTTCAAGTTATGGGCCGAATCGCTCCTTTCGTGGTTCTACTACGAAAAAGTGACGAAGTTCATTCCCGATGAGACCGGTCACAACGGTCGATATGTCCAGGTCGACGTCAAGAGGCGCTTGGTCAACAAGCAATACCTGATTGTCGCTCGAGGCGCGGCAAAGTCTATGTACATGGCTTTCATCCACGCATACTTCCTGACTATTGACCCGACCACCACTCATCAGATCGCAACCGCGCCGACAATGCCACAGGCTGAGGAGACATTGTCCCCATTCAAGACTGCTATTACGCGCAGTCGGGGACCTCTGTTCAAGTTCCTATCGGCAGGCACAGTCCATGCGACCGTCGGAGCCAAGGCCAACCGGTCTTTGCTCACGCCAACCAAGAAGGGTATTGAGAACTTCTCAACAAACTCACTCCTTGAGGTCCGCCCCATGAACGTGGACAAGCTTCAGGGTCTGAGGTCGAAGGTGAACACCATCGACGAATGGCTATCTGGCGATGTTCGTCAGAACGTCATCTCGGCTCTCGAGCAGGGCGCGTCGAAACTCAACGACTGGGTCATCGTTGCAGTCTCATCCGAGGGTACTGTCCGAAACGGCGTCGGCGATTCCATCAAAATGGAATTACTTTCGATCCTTAAAGGCGAGTACTATGATCCGCACTCGTCGATCTGGTACTACCGGCTAGACGATGTGTCTGAGGTCGGGGATCCAAACATGTGGGTTAAAGCTCAGCCTAATCTCGGAAAGACTGTATCTTACGATACATATCAACGAGATGTCGCTAGGGCTGAGAATGTTCCATCCGCAAGGAACGACATTCTGGCAAAACGATTCGGAATCCCGTGTGAGGGATACACGTACTTCTTCAAGTACGAAGAGACCATCCCCCACAACGCACGAGAGTTCTGGCAAATGCCATGTGCCATGGGTGCAGACCTTTCTCAGGGCGATGACTTCTGTGCGTTCACGTTCTTATTCCCTCTGTCCACTGGCGACTTCGGGGTTAAGACGCGAGCGTACATTACCACTCGTACGTTCGACAAGCTCCCCGCTGCCGGACGCGCCAAGTATGAGTCATTCATCCGAGAAGGATCGCTCCAGGTCATGGATGGGACAATCCTAGACATGATCGAAGTCTACAACGATCTCGACGAACACATCTTGAGATCTGAGTATGATGTTCGAGCGTTCGGATACGATCCATACAACGCCAGAGAGTTCGTTGAGAGATGGACAACCGACAACGGACCATACGGCATCCACAAAGTCATTCAGGGTGCTCGAACCGAGTCGGTGCCGTTGGGTGAACTCAAGAGTTTGGCTGAAGACCGAAGGCTAATCTTCGATCAAGAGCTATTCTCATGGGCAATGGGTAACACCATCACCCTCGAGGACACTAACGGAAACCGAAAGATCTTGAAGAAACGAATGGATCTCAAGATCGACTCAGTCGCGGCACTTATGGATGCGTGGGTCGCATACAAACAGCAACTCGACGATTTCAACTAACGAGAGGAGGTAATATGGGTATTATGTCACGGTTAGCTCGGGCATGGAATGTGTTTGCACATGATCGCCCAGATCGTTACAAGAATAGTAACTACAGCGAATACCGCCCAAGCTACCGTTCTATCGGATCTACGAACCTGGTCCAAACGCTTTATAACAAGATTGCGTTGGATGTCGCGAACACTCCGATTCGCCATGTGAAGGTAGATCAAAATGGTAGGTATGACAGTGAGAAGGACTCGTCTCTGAACGAATGCTTGTCTCTTATGGCGAACATCGATCAGACCTCGAATGCTCTAATCTACGAGCTTGTCTATACGATGCTGGAAACTGGTAGCGCAGCTCTAGTTCCGGTTGACACAGACACGGCTCTGAATGAAGAAGGGTCGTTCGACGTCCTTTCTCTCCGCGTTGGACGAATCGAGAGTTGGTATACTGACTCAGTCGATGTGAATCTGTATAACGATCGTAGCGGCAATCGAGAAACAATTCGTATCTCGAAGAATTCAGCGGCAATCGTGTATAGTCCGCTCTACGATGTTACAGCTAGTAACAGCTCCTTGGCTAACCGCCTCGCTCGAAAGCTCGATGCGCTTGATGCTATAGACAATTCCGCTCTCGGTAAGAAGTTGGATCTGATCATCCAGCTTCCATACTCAGTTCGAGGCGAACTTCGACAACAGCAAGCCGAGACTCGGCGTGAGGCAATTGAACAACAGCTTCGAAATTCGGAGATCGGCGTAGCATATGTCGACGGAGCCGAGAAGATCACGCAGCTCAACCGTCCAGTCGAGAACAATCTGCTTGATCAGGTCAAGTACCTTTCGGAGCAGCTTTACAACGCTCTTGGTTTTACCGAGAGCGTGTTCAATGGCACGGCTGATGCTGAGACCAACCTGTCTTACTACAACCGGACGGTCAAACCGATTCTCGATACAATCACGAAGTCGGCAACCATGGTCTTCTTGACCAAGACCGCTCGATCTCAGGGCCAGCGAATCATCTACGTGAGGGACCCGTTCGCGGCAACCTCGCTTGACAGCATTGCTTCGATGGCTCAGACGTTCATCACCAACCAGGTCATGACTCCAAATGAGATCAGGTCGATCATCGGTTTGCCGCAGTCCACAGATCCCAAGGCAGATCAGTTGGCCAATCCGTATACGTCATCCGCAAACGCGGATCAACGGTCAAACAACGACCAGGAGGTTCAAAATGGCAGCGCCTAATGACGTCGCCGACTTCGACGGGTGGGCAACCGTCGCAGGCATCAAGTGCTCTGATGGGCGAGTTATCTCTCATCATGCATTTGAACAGAACGATGGGGCTGTCGTCCCTCTCGTCTGGCAGCACGGTCACGACAACGTGACTAATGTTCTCGGGCATGCCCAGCTCGAGAAGAAGCCTGAGGGTGTTTACGCGTATGGATTCTTCAACGGATCCCAGCAGGCTGAACACGCTCGCGAACTTATCGAGCATGGTGATGTTACTGCCATGTCGATCTTCGCGAACAACCTCAAGCAGAACGGCAATGTTGTCCAGCACGGCAACATCGTCGAGGTGTCGCTCGTCCTCAAGGGCGCTAACCCAAAGGCGACAATCGAGAACGTCACAATGTCTCACTCGGATGGTGAGGGTTACTCCGCAATTATCAAAATGGGTGACGGCGACGTGACGCACGAAGACTTCGAGGGCTCCGATTCATCGGACTCCGAAGATGAGTCCTCTGACGAGGACAAGACCATCGGTGAGATCCTTTCCACGCTCACCGAAGAGCAGCTTGAGGCCGTCAATTACCTCATCGCTGCAGCCATCGATGGGGAGTCTGAAGACTCCGAAGAGACCAACGAAGAAACTGAGGAAGATATGAAGCACAATGTCTTTGAGGGCGACAAGTCTCCCGAAAACACGCTGTCCCACACAGATTTCGCTGAACTGGTAGAGGCGGCCAAGCGAAACAACGCAACTCTGCTCGAAGAACTGAAGCACGCCGATTACGGTATCGATAATATTGGCTATCTGTTCCCCGACGCCAAGTCTGTTACAGATGAGCCTACTTTCCTCGACCGCGATCAGTCCTGGGTTTCCGTCGTCATGAACGGCACGAAGCACTCTCCCTTCGCTCGTATCAAGTCTGTCTTCGCGGACATCCGAGATGACAAGGCCCGAGCCAAGGGTTACGCCAAGAAGGCGCAGAAGAAGACCGAAGAGGTTATTAAGCTTCTGACTCGTACTACTTCGCCGACGACCATTTATAAGAAGCAGCGTCTCGACAGGGACGACATTGTTGACATTACGGACTTCAATGTCGTTTCTTGGCTCAAGAACGAGATGAAGGGTAAGCTGAACGAGGAAATCGCACGAGCGATCCTCATTGGCGACGGCCGGCAGATTACCGATCCTGATCGTGTCGATGATGAAGCAATTCGTCCGATCTTGAAGGAAAACGATCTTTACGCTTTCCACAAGTCGCTCGATGCCAACACGACCGACGAGACTCTTGTTGACGACATCGTTCTCGCGTCGGCAGATCTCGAGGGCTCCGGTTCTCCGACACTTTTCATCTCGAAGAAGCGTCTTGTCAAGATGCTTCTCATGAAGGACAAGAATGGCCGCCGTCTCTACGAGACCGAGGCGTCTCTTGCCGGCGCGCTTGGCGTCACCAAGATCGTGACAGTCCCCCAGTTCGAGGGTCTGGAGCACGATATCAAGGGCACCAACCACGAGCTTCTGGCCATCGTGGTCGACCTTCGCGACTACACGATCGGTTCGAACGCCGGTGCGGAGCTCGGTATGGCTGAGTCCTTCGACATCGACTTCAACCAGTACAAGTACCTGATGGAGACCCGTCTTTCGGGTTCTCTGACGGCGCCCTACTCGGCCCTGACGATCTCGCGCAAGAAGGTCTGAGACTAATGTCACGATTCAGCGGTAAGCTGGGCTTCGTGACGACGAATGAGACGGAGGAAGGTGTTTGGCTTGAGAATTTTGTCGAACTCCCGGTTAAGGGGACCATTCGTAGTCTCTATGTCCGGAACGACAACTCAACATCTGTCAACACCAACCTCCGTCTCACCAACGAGATCAGCATCCTGATGGACACCAAGATCGAGATCTACCTTGAGACTTTGAAGTACGTAGTATGGAAGGGTTCAAAATGGGAGGTACAGTCCATCGGCGTTAACTATCCACGGCTTACCATCAATCTAGGAGGTCCGTATGCGCACGTATAGGGATCTCCTACACTTACTTCAGCAAGCGGTTCAACACAATCGAGTATATTTCCAACCTCCAGAGAATCTGAAGATTGGATACCCGGCCGTTGTCTTCCACTTGTCGAAGATAGAAATTGACCGTGCTTCCGATGTACCGTATAAGGGCGCTAAGGAATACTCGGTCACTCTCATCACCAAGGATCCAGAGCCAGACGTGATCGACGAAATCCTCAAGATCCCGTATTCGTCTTTGGATACGACATACATCTCGGACGGAATGAATCATTTCGTCTTCACGGTTTACCTTTAAGGAGGGTATTCTATGGCACAGATCAAGTGGGACGAAGAGGGCTCCCATCTCTATCACACTGGGGCTAGCAAGGGTGTTCTGTTCCCCTTCGACACGGCTCAGAACCGGTACGGCACTGGTGTCGCTTGGAACGGTCTTAAGACCGTCACCGAGACCCCCGAGGGCGACGAGGCGTCTGATATTTATGCAGATAACCTCAAGTACTTGACTCTGATGTCGGCTCCGTCGTTCAAGTTTACGATTGAAGCTTACACCTACCCCGACGAGTTCGCCATCTGCGATGGCACCGCTCAGCTGGTTAAAGGTGTTAATCTCGGTCAGCAGCCGCGTACGCGCTTTGCGTTCTCCTACTGCACGAAGCTGGGTAACGACACCAAGGGCGATGCTTACGGCGAACTGCTGCACATCATCTATGGTGCGACCGCGGCTCCGTCCGAGCGCGCATACAACACCGTTTCTGACAGCCCGGAAGCCATCTCCTTCTCTTGGGAGTGCTCGACTATTCCGGTCCAGGTCGACGGATTCCAGCCGGTTTCGCTTGTTACGATCGATTCCTCGAAGCTGGACGCCGCGAAGTATAAGAAGCTCACGGACAAGCTGTACGGAGTCGCCGCCGGCGGTTCCGGTGTGCCCACGCTTGTCATGCCCAACGAGATTCGCACCCTACTGGCGTGATCTCGCTAGAGCTTGATTTCCCGGGGGAGGAGCGGTTCGACGAACACACAAACACGTTCGTTACAATGGAGCCGTACACTATTACTCTTACACATACTCTGTCTGCAGTGGCTGAGTGGGAATCGGTCTATAAGAGGTCGTTCCTGGAAACCCCACCACAGACTGGTGAAGAGTTGGTGTACTACATCCGTTGTATGTCAGACAAACCCCTCCCCCGGGATTTCATCAAAAGACTTGACCGATCAGTTCAAGTCAAAATAGCAGACTATCTGTCCGACAATGCAACTGCGACGGTTCTATGGAATCCGCCTTCAAATGGTGGTCCGCGAGACACCATGACCAGTGAACTTATCTACTGGTATATGTCTCAGCTGGGCGTTCCATTTGAGTGTGACAAGTGGAACTTGAATCGGTTACTTACACTGATTCGACTTGCCGCAGCTAAACAGAACAATGCAAAGCCGGACGCCCGGGCTTCAGCAGCTCAGCGTGCGGCCATTAACCAAGCCCGTAGGGCTAGAACAGGGAGTAGAGGATGATTGACATTCCCGCCGACGCTCAGCGTCCAGCTGGACCAGATCCGCACGAGGACAACGATCACGCGATTTTTGAGGGGGCACGATCTTGAGCAAGATTGATGAAGTTCTGAACCATGCGGCCTATCGCATTGGCTACTACGCTCCCGATGATCCCGAACCCGGTTCGGAGGCAGGTCGTTGGCTCGCCAACAAGATGGGTCAGCCTTGGCTGGCAGGCCCTTCCGAATCCGTTTGGTGGTGCATGGCCTTTGTGTCGATGGTGTTCGACATGGCCGGCGAAATCGACGCCATCGGCGGATTCTCTTACAACACCGACGTCACGAAGAACCGCATGGAGAAGGTCTCCATCGAAGATGCTCAGCGTGGCGACGTCGTGCTCTTCGATTGGGACGGGGACGGCCTGACCGACCATGTCGGCATCGTCGAGGCAAACCTCGGTGATGGCTGGCTTCAGACGATTGAAGGCAATACCAGCTCCTCGAATGCAGGGTCTCAGTCTGCTGGCAATGGTGTATACCGTCGTCAGCGCAGCTGGGGTATCGACTGCGTGCTCCGTCCGAAGTGGTCTGACGAAGAGACCGAGGACTCTTCCGAGGGCACCAACTCGATGACTGATGCTTGGTGGGGTCGTGCGACCACGTACGCTCTCCAGGCTTCGCTAAACACTCCTGCTGACGGTATCATCTCCGGTCAGGATCCTGACGTTGAGGATGATGTCACGCGAGCTGGTACCGGCTGGGAGACTGAGGAGGATCCTGAGGGTTCTCAGGTTATCGAGGCGCTTCAGGAGAAGCTTGGCGTTGATGTCGATGGTCTCATCGGCCCTGACACCATCGCAGCACTCCAGCAGCACCTCAAGAACCGCGGACACGACCTCGAGGTCGACGGCGTCGCAGGTTACCGTACGGTGGAATGCCTGCAGTATGAGCTGTCTAACGGCACGCTCTGGTCTTGAAAGAAAGGAGGGTCGTCATGATCGAGATGAAGTTCGATGCTGAGTTTGACATGTCAAAATGGTTGACACAAGTCAAGAACAAGAAGCTTCGTGACGTACTGGCAACTGCTGGCACTCGAGGCGTGGCGGCCCTCCGGGCCAATACCCCGGTTGGTACCGGGAAGACTGCTGCTTCTTGGCAGTATAAAGTCAAACAGACCAAGCGAGGCGTTAAGATCGTTTGGTATAACACAAACATCGTGTCCAAGGTTCCCATTGCGATCATCTTGCAATACGGACACGGGACACGTCAAGGCGGCTACGTCCAGGGTAGGGACTACATCAACCCTGCGATGAAGCCTATATTCGACGAAATTGACCGAATGGTTGGGAGGGCCATCAATGGGTAAGAGTATTGAGAATAAGGTCGTCTCCCTGGAGCTCGACGATTCGAAGTTCACAAGCCGTGTTGACGGCGTTCTCCGTAATGTCGATCGCCTGAAGTCCGGAATGAACTTCAAGCAGTCAACCGACGGACTCGACAATGTCGGTAAGGCTGCTCAGGATGCCTCCAAGCAAATGGGCAGCATTTCAGACAGCGTCAAGAATATCAATACATCCGTTGTCAACAATTCGACGACCGCGGCCGCCGCTACGGCTAACGTCGGTGCAGCAGCAAAGATTTCGTCGACTAATTTTTCCATGCTCGCGGGTGCTGCTTCCGTGGCCATGGGTAACATCGCATCCAAGGCTCTAATGGCCGGCGGATCGGTGCTTTCCTCGTTCACATTCGGCCCCATCATGGATGGTTTCCGTGAATACGAGAACCAGCTTAATGCGGTTCAGACTATTCAGGCTAATACATTCAGCAAGGGCGAGACCACTGCGACGATCAACGCAGCTCTCGACGAATTGAACGCTTACGCGGACCGGACCATCTACTCGTTCACCGAGATGACACGCAATATCGGTATGTTCACATCTGCGGGTGTCGGGTTGAAGGATTCTGTTGCCGCGATTAAGGGCCTGTCGAACGTCGCAGCAATGTCTGGCTCATCTTCTGAGCAAGCCGCAACGGCAATGTATCAGCTGTCTCAGGCGCTTTCGACAGGCTCTGTAAAACTTCAAGACTGGAACTCTATCGTCAACGCCGGTATGGGCGGCGAGCAGTTCCAGGAAGCACTTAAGCGTACTGCGCGAACCTACGGTGTCGAAGTCGACAAGATGATCGACAAGGCCGGGTCGTTCCGTAATTCGCTTAAGGACGGATGGTTGACATCCGAGATCATGATCGAGACTTTGACCCAGTACACGGGTGATTTGTCTCGCGAACAGTTGCTAAGCGCCGGTTACACGGAGCAGCAGGCTGACGAAATCATGAAGTTGGCTGAAACGGCTAACGACGCTGCTACGAAGGTCAAGACTTTCTCGCAGCTTATCGACACAACTGCAGAGGCACTTGGTTCAGGATGGGCTTCCATCTTCCGAACGATCTTCGGCGACTTCGAACGAGCCCGCACCATGTGGACGGCAGTGTCTGACGTGGTGAACGGAGGCATTGGAACTTTCTTCGACGCGCTTCAGGGTATTCTCGACCGCTGGGATGAACTCGGCGGTTGGGAGGAATGGTGGTATGGTCTCGGCGAACTCTGGACCGCCATCGCCAAACCTCTGAAGGCCATCGGCGAAGGGTTCTTCAGTGCGTTCCAGGGAGATGCCGGTAAGGCCCTGTACGATTTCTCGTACTATTTACGTCATTCGATCTCGCAGTGGCTTATGATGTCTGACGACTTCGCCAACAACCTCGGCAAGATCTTCAAAATGGCAGGCGAATTGCTCTCGCCAGTTCTTGAGGTTCTCATCGGGTTTACCTCGGCAATTGTCCAGATTGGCGTGGCTGCGTTTAAGATCGGCGTGATCCTCGCGGGGATCTTTGTCAAGCCGATGATCCTTATCGCCGCGAAGGTTGGAGACATCGTCTCCGTCTTCAGCGACTGGTTTGGTCAGATGCTCGGCGGAACTGACGTCCTTGGAGGTCTGGCTAAGGTCCTCGACTGGATTGTCGACAAGTTCCAGAAGCTTGCCGATTGGCTGTACGCTATTGCGGACGTCACGATTACTCCGATCTTTGACGGATTCAAGGTGGCCATTGAAGCGGTGCTTAAGCCACTCGGCGAATTCATCGAGGTGATCAAGAAGGCGACTGCAAACGTATTCAAGCCTTTCGGCGATGCTGTGTCAAATGTCTTTGGCGCGATCTTCGGTTTCGCTTCTGGGACTGGCGGTCCGATGGAGAAGATCAAATCTGCCTTTGGTGGATTTGGATCTGGCTTCCTCGAGAACATGACAAAGCTCGCCGACGCCATCGGCCCCAAGTGGTCTGATAAGGTCAAGGCTTTCTCAGATTCGATTCTCCCAATCAGCGAGACTATTGGCAAGCATCTTGGCGGTGCTGTTGAGAGCGCTGGTAAGGGGATTAAGAAGTTCTGGGACGATGCGTCTCCCAGGATGGCCGAGGCCTGGTCTGAATCAACCAAGCGGATGAAAGACTCGATCTCGGGGGTTGGCAAGGCTTTCGGTCGAGCCGGCGAAACCATCTCCAAGACGTTTGCCCCTCAGGTGCAGGCAGTCAAGGAGTTTGGTAAAGCCCTCGGGGACGTCTTTACGAACATCGGAACACATCTCGACAACAACACCTTCTTGTCGTCAATCGGCGACAGCTTCAAGAACATGATGATGGCGTTTGGTCCTTTCGGATCTCTGATTAACGGCATCGTCGATCTGTTCGGGAAGCTCGGGGATCTGACCAAGTCTATATTTGGTGGATTCAGCGACGAGGCGAATGGTGCTGCGGGCGGATTGTCGACTTTCGGGAAGGCAGCCTCCGCTGCGTTTGACACTCTCGGTGTTGTCGGCGGGACTATCTACACAGCAGCTACAGGCATTGTTGAATTCTGTTCGTCGGTTGTTGAGGCTATCGCGAACCTGATCGACTGGCTAACCAAGGGTATCGACAGTATCAAGAAGTTCGCATCTGAGTCTCAAGCATTCGACTCATTCAAGAAGAACGTCGGCAAGGCATTTGACAACGCCGGATCAATGATCCAGACTTTCTGGTCTGGTCTCGGTTCCAGCCTCAAGGACCTGTCGATTTCTGATCTCTTGAGTGGTGCGTTGCTCGGCGGCGGTCTTGGTATGGGCTTCAGAACCCTTCAGACTGTGCTGGGTCAGTTCACAAAGACCACCGATTCGTTCAGCGCAATGTTTGACAAGTTCGGAAAGATCGGAGACTCGATCTCTGGTGTCTTCAACTCGCTGACTGACGCACTGAAGTCTATGCAGGAAGTCATCAAGGCCAAGGCCCTTCGCGAAATTGCGATCAGCGTTGGTATTCTTGCTGGCTCGCTGTTCCTTCTGGCAATGATCCCGGCACCCCGACTAATTCAGGGTGCTGTTGCAATTGGCGTCTTGACTAAGATCCTTCTCGTCGCTCTGACTCAGATCAGCGAGATGAAGATCAACAAGATGCAGATTGCGGGCGTTATCGGTGCTGTTACGGCGTTGTCCGTTGCGGTTCTACTGATGTCGATCTCCGTCGGAATTCTTGGATCTATGAAGTTGAGTACTGTTGCGCAGGGTATCGGGGCTGTTATGGTCTTGGTACTCGGTATGACAATGGCTGCTAAGCTTCTTGCTAAGGATTCCAAGACGATGATCCAAGGCGTCGGTTCCATGATTGCCATGGCCATCGCAATCAACATGCTGGTTATCCCGATCGTCGCATTGGGGCTACTTCCGATTAAGGCGATTGCCCAAGGTGTTATCACTGTCGGTGTCTTGATGGGGATTCTGGTTGGCTTTGTTCTGCTCATGAACAAGGTCGCTAGTGATCTCGGCAAAATGGCAGCCATTTCGCTGATGATGGTCTCGTTCGCATTCTCGATTCAAATGCTCGTGGCCGCCGTTGCGGTAATGGGCTACATGGACATGAATAAACTGTTCCAAGGAATAGTCGGTTTGTCCGCTGTAATCCTACTACTTGTGGCTATCGCGAATCTGATGCCTCCTACGGCAATTGTCGGAGCGGGTTCCTTGATCCTGACTGCAATCGCGATGAACATCGCGGTCGGGGCGATTGTACAGATGGCAAACCATAGCTGGGGAGAAATTCTCAGCTCGATGGGTAAGCTGATTCTCGTCGTCGCGGCTATCGTCGCGGTGGCGTTTGCTGCTCAAGGTGCTATCTTCGGTATTGCCGCACTCACATTGCTCAGCTTCGCGTTGAGTATGTTCACGACGGCCTTGTCGAATGCAGCCGGACTTAGCTGGGATGCTCTCAGCAACGGTCTATGGGCAATCGGCATCGGACTTGGTATTCTGATCGCGGCGGGGTACCTTGCTGCGGCTGCAGCCCCGGGTCTAATTGCCCTGGCGGTTGCAATCGGCGTGCTTGGTCTAGTCATTATCGGTATCGTGGCAGCCTTTACAGTTCTGGTTGCGACTTTCACCGCCTTCATCTCGGTCGTGGCTCTAGCAGGTCCGACTATCGGGGCGGGTATTGTCGCGATTGCTTCGGGTATTGCGGCTGGCGCAGCGATTCTCGCAGCTGCTGCTCCGGCAGTTCAAGCCGCTCTAATCGGTATGTTCACCGCGTTGGAGAACTCTGCTCCAGCAATGGGTAACGCTGTTTCATCGATGGTGCGGGCGCTAATCCCAGCTGTGAATGAACTGATAATCATGGCAGGGGTTGCTATTAGGCAGTTCATCAGCCAGGTCTATCAGATCGTGAAACAGAAGATGCCTGAGCTAGTCCAGATCTGGACGACCTTCATTTCGGGTATGCTTCAAACCCTTCGGAATGTATGGCCCGAAGTCTTGAAAACAGTTATCGACCTCCTATTCCAGCTGGTCATGGCAATCGTCGAGAACATTCCCAAGTTCAGTGCAGCTTATCAGGCCCTGCTGAAGGAATGGATTGAGGCAGCTAAGGCTTGCATTCCACTTATGGTAGAGGCCTTGCTGACTCTGTTGCAGGCACTGATCGATGGCATCACGGCTAAGATTCCTGATCTGGCCGCATCGGGTGCTAACATGATTGCGGCGATGATCAATGGCATGGCCTCTCAGGCTGTGATCATCATCAACGCTGCGTGGAACGCTGTTATTACGTTCATCAATGGATTTGCCGATGCAATTGATCAGAAGGGGCCAGAGCTTCAAGCCGCGGTCAACAAGCTGATCACAGCCATCATCAATTTCATCAAGAATGGTTTGGTCGGCATGGCCAACAAGTTCTCCCCTCAGGCTGCGACCATCGGTCGTAACATCATCAACGGTGTTGTCAACGGCGTTTCTAGTGCCGCCGGAGCCCTTTACAACAAGCTGCGCAATGTCGCCTCGAGCGCTCTTAGCTCGTTTAAGAGTACTCTTGGTATTCACTCGCCTTCGCGTGTATTCGCGACTGCGGCTGGATTCATCGTTGCGGGTATTGTACAGGGTATCGACAAGAACCAGTCCGACGCGGTTGACGCGATGTCTGGTCTCGGTAGCGAGATGGTTAACGCCATGAGCAACCTGGATACCGATTGGAATCCTGTCATCAAACCGACTGTCGACCTCTCTGAGGTGAACGGTCTGCAAGATCTCACGATGAACGACCTTAGTGCGAATATTGTCGGAACGTCAGTTCAAAATGGCAGCCAAACAGCGCAGGAAATTCGAGCTCTTCGAGATGAATTGCGCAACAACCAGAAGCCGATGGTCTTCAACCAGTACAACGAATCACCAAAGGCGCTCGATCTCAACGACTTGTATCGTCAAACTGAGCGCCAACTCGAACGAATGAAGAGGATGTAAACATCATGGTGTACTCCATGCTCAAAATACTCCCCGTGAGTGGTCCAGGCTTCGTAACCGATCTAAATCGGCCCGACGAAGGATGGGTCGCTCAGATCCTTAATGGATCGTTCGGTGGCAACAAGGAGTACAACTTCACCGGGAACGTTGTGACAACGGTTACGGATAAACCTATTGACATCAATGTGCGTTTAACTCCAATTGTTCCCATCCCCGATCGGTCGCCCCGATACTTTTTGAATGTTTTGGCTAATAGTTCTGACTTGACAGTTCAGATTACAGATGACAGTATTAAAGCTCCGTCAATCATGTACAAATACAATGAGCCGACGTATACAAAACCACAAGTACTGTTTAATCGGACTGTCGTCTGGAAACAGGATTGCGTCGTTCGCGAAATTAAGTACGATTACAGCGCTAACCCTGCTGTGATTGATTTCACGATCACGACCAAGAACCCAATTTTGTACGGACCCGAGTTCACGATGTTTGTAGGTTTGAGCAACCAGAATTGGTCACAGTCCATTAACGACGCTCAATCGATTCTAGATAAACTATATATCAATCTCGGGTATCTTGACATCGTCAGATTGCGAATGGGTCTCCCTCCGGTTGGAACTAAAAGCTACCAGATTTTCAACAGAGGTTTGACGCAGTTCCATGCCTATGTGAATGGGTCCTCATCGACCGAAAACGGATTCTTTGAGATGACTAAATCCGAAACTGGCGGCCGAAACTTCAACATTACTGGCGGGTACCAGCCTCTGTCTTCGACATGTTACGCTAGCGAAGCATATCCAACCATCACCCCGACTGATATATCTGCGTTCCTTAAGAATTTAAACCCGCCTCCTGTTAAGTTTAGCGTGCCAAACATTGGAAACGCTTACATCGCTATTGATTTGGCCATGGCTAGGAAGGGTTTGTGATATGCCGAACACGGTTCAGGTTCTCGAAGACCGCGCTATGTGTACGTTCAGGACGCATCCAGTCTTCGATATGCTCATCAAAGAGGGTCTGTACACAGCATCGATAACATTTCGATGCAAGGGCGTATTCCCGTGGCCGCCAGGTGTACTCGTGTGCTGTATGGGGAGTACTAAAACCCCGTTCATCGTCGAAGAGATCACGTACGAGTCTGAGGGTATCAGCGAAGTCCGCGGTGTTTCCGTATGGGAAGCTTTGAAGCGAAAAAATAAGGGTGGCTGGTATTACGAGCACCGAGACAACCCAGTGTGGCCAACACAGATTGATCCGATCACGGTTTTGAACGGGACAATAGAGAGTATCAACAACAACAAGTACCGATGGTTCCCATTCTGGCTAAAACTAAATGCTAACGGACAGCACCCTGATTATCAAATCGATTTCGATCTGACCGCAAGTATTTATGATGACGTATATGCATCTGCGTTGTATAACCAGTTGTTCTTCAAATCGTTTGTGCTTCCTACGAAAAACATCCCATCAAACATCACAGTCTGGCTGGAAATTGGATCCTTGAATAGCACGTCAGCGGAACCGATTGATATTGGTGCGCTGGATTCAGTCCACTCTCGAGTGGTCCGTCGACTCCCTCAGCATCCGACACACTGGTATATCCAGAAAACAAAGGACTACGGATCCTGGCAGATGGCTTCTCGAGGGCGTATCCGCACATGGTATGAGAACCGAGCATATATGCAAGAAACCACTGACTGGAGTGGTCCGTACAGATACGAGTCGGGTATCGTTGGTGACCAGAGCCGAGAATGGGGTCAGACTACTGAGGAAATTCGTTGCGAACCTCTCAAGTCTGTTGAGGTTACTATCGACGAAATTTCGTCAGAAATGTTCAGTAGGCTTGAAATCGGAAACCCGGTAAAGTGCTCGATCATGGGCATTCTTATTTCGGGTTATGTCATCGAACGTACGATCAGTGGTGGAGACAAGACAAACTATTCGATCAAGATCCAACCGGATCGATTCTACGAAAATGGTGAGGAGGTTACCGATAAGTGGATTTAACAAAACTTGCTGAACTTGCCAATCCGGCAGTGACAGCACTACTCGGTGGCTCCGGCATTTGGGCGTGGCTGAAAACAAGAACCGATCGCAACGACTCCGAAGACAAACTACTTCTTCAAGTTGCGCGGAACCAGCTTGTATCTCAAGGTCGTTTCTACCTAGATCGCGGTTATATCACAATGGATGAGTATGAGGAATACGAATCCGAGTATGATATATACTCAAGACTGGGTGGCAACGGCCTAGCACGCCGAGTATTTAAACAAGTAGACGAACTACCCATACTGCCTAATGGCATCGACGGAGGGAAGAACAAGTGAACAACAAGACCTACGATATTCTCAAGCGCGTTGCGCTTATCGTCATCCCCGCACTCGCGACGTTTGTTAACGCGGTCGGTATCGTCTGGGGCGTCCCGTACACCAACGAGGCGACCGCCACGATCACTGCGTTTGGCGTCTTCCTCGGGGCAGCTATCGGTGTCAGTTCCGCGAACTACGAACCCGAGACACACGGTAACCTCGTGGTGACGAAGCATGACGACGTCTACGCGGACTTCGCGGCCGAACCTGCGAACCTCAAGGACGGTGACACCATCGTCCTTAAGGTCACCAAGCCTGAGGCGTAAGAAAAACGTTCGGCATAGTGAGTACTACCCAATCTACACGAAAGGACTCACCATGTCTAACGTCGAACGCCTCTACGAACCTGAGGACCTCGAGAACGAGGTGCTTAACTGGCTCGGTGGAGAGGACCCGTCGACGGGTGAATACACTACCGCCGTTGGCAATCTCGAACGATTGCACAAGCTCGCTAAGGATAATGACCTTAAGGCGAAGCTCATGCCATCGTCCGAAACGATTGCCAACGGTGTGGTGTACTTGCTCGGTCTTATGGCGGTCCTCAACTACGAGCAGACCCACGTTCTTGCCTCAAAGGCATTTTCGATGCTGAAGTTCCGTAAGTAGAACTGCTCGAAGTCTATAACCCTAAAATCTAGGATTATAGACTTTTTCGCCTTATATTTTACGCGGCGAATAATGAGAACTATTCATCCATTTTTGGAAGGAACAACCATGTACTACATCGTCCTGTACGTTTCCATCCTCATCCCTCTTTCTCTCGCTATTCACTACGCACTCATGCTACGCAATTACAAGATCCATCTCGACCAGGTCTTCCACTCGTACAAAGCTGTGAACATGAATCTCAGCGAAGGTAAGAGCTACGAAGAGGCGATGGAAACTCTGATGAACGATCTAGATGTCGTTTTCTACCACTGACTCTCATCCTATAACCCCTAACACGGGTTATAGGCTTTAACTAGCACAAACTAACACAAACTTTACACAACTAATAATGAGAACTATCAACCCTCTTTGAAAGGAACCATCATGTTCAACGCCCTGACCATCTTTGTCCTCATCCTCCTCACCCTCTCTTTCGCCTACAACATCTGGCTCGCCTATGTTGCTGACCGCTACGAGACCACCATCAAGAAGGTGGCCGCCTCGTACGTCCGCGCATACCGTGACCTCGCTGACGGCGAGACCAAGGCTGAGGTTCTGGACACGCTCATGCGTGACATTGATCACGACCTCAATGACTGAAACCCCTCAACCCCTATAACCCCTAACACGGGTTATAGGCTTTGCTAGCATATTTTACGCGGAGAATAATGAGAACTATCAACCCTCTTTGAAAGGACCACTACCATGTCTACCGTCATCACTTTCCTGGTTGGCGCCATCGCTGTCATCCCGTTCTGGTGCACGTTCGGTGCCCTTCTCCACGCTTTTGATATCGATCAGAAGATCATCACGATCTGGACCGATGATTTTGAGTGGCGAATGGCTCCCGTCTACGCCATTATCGTCATGTTTCTGCTTCCCGCGATCGGTGCTTACACGATTGTGAAAGTCGCACTAGACAACGCTTTCGATCGTTGATCACACACCCTATAACCCCTAACACGGGTTATAGGCTTTGACAGCATATTTTACGCGGCGAATAATGAGAACTATCAACCTTCTCTGAAAGGAACACCCCATGTCCGCCAAGCTCATCAACACCATTGATCTTGTCACCTGCGCTCTCATCGCGCTCGCCGGGGGTTACCTCGTCGGATTCACCGGCGCTACTAGTTACTACAAGCGCCTCTTCCGCACGTTGTACACCTCCAACGATCCCGCTGAAGTCGATAAGGCCAACAAGACTCTTTGTCACAAGCTGCACCTCAAGGTACAGTACCCCGACGAGAACTGATCTCAACCCTATACACCATACACGGTGTATAGGCTTTAGAAAGTCAAAATAGGAGTCAGTCATGCTTGCCATTCTCTTGACCATCGTCACGATCCCGGTGCCCCTCGCAATATGGGCCGGTCTGAACCTCATGGCTTCTATCGCGGAGTATCAGGAGAACCCCGTGATCGAGCTCGTTGAAGAGTATCGCAAAAAGTACCCCGATACTAATGAGAACTAACCACTCAAGAAAGGATCTCACCATGTCCAACTCGAACGAACTCGAAGAGACCACCCCGAAGACCCCTCTCTCGGACCGCATTAAGTCGGTCGCCGAAAAGAGCATCCCGGTCGCCAAGGTTGCTGCCTTGTCCTCCGTCGCTATCTTCTTTGGCGCTATGACCATTGCTGGTCTGCGTGCGTCCTCGGACTCCTCCGACGACGAGTGACACCACTCCTCTGAGAACACTCTCAACCTATAACCCCTAACACGGGTTATAGGCTTTGCTAGCATATTTTACGCGGAGAATAATGAGAACTATCAACCCTCTTTGAAAGGAACCATCATGTTCTACGACATTCTCATCACCGCACTCGCCATCGCCCTCACTGCACATGTTTGGTACGCGATTGGTTTCGCACTCTGCCGCTTCGGCGTTGTTAACTTGCTCACCAAGGTTAGCATCCGAAACTGGCTCGTTCGCGAGATCGTCTTTACCATCATCAGTATCACGGTGGTGCCCATTTGTGCACTGTACCTGATTGTCACCAGTGCATGTGTCACCCTTGACCTCAACTGACTCTCACCCCTATACACCATACACGGTGTATAGGTCTTTGAAAGGAATAAACCATGACTGAACGACGTATCCTCGACATCGAAGATGTTGACCTCTCTATCCCTGAGGGAGGACTCATCTCCATCTCGCTGGCTCACTCAGCGCCGGTCCGTCCGAATCGGATTGAGACGACCGCGCTTGGTGTGCTTATTGGTAAGTACCTCGATGGTGTTTGTGCTAAACCGACCGTCGATACGCCCACACATTACGAAGACGTAACTTTCGTAAACGGCGCGGGAGAACGTATGACGATTACTCGAGACAAGGCTGACAATCCTGAAAATCAGTACGCCATTGTTCCGTTTCGTTTCGTTATGACTCAGCGTCGCCTAGCCTTCGTAAAGAACATCGTCGTTGTCGACGATCTCGAACGGAGTCATCCGTACATCATTGTCGACTCTCTTGCAGTCGGATCTGATCCCAACTTCATCCCGATCTCAGCGAGCTCTATCCTTGGACTCGACCTGACTACCTACATCCTCCACCTCTGATCAAGAAAGAAGCACAACCATGTCCATCAAGAACACCATCAAGCTTGCCATCAACTGGGTCAAGACCCACCCGCAGATCCTGATCACGGGCCTGGGTATCGCAGCCTCCGTTGCAACCGCCGTCACCTCGGGTAAGGCCCACGCCAAGGCCATTGCCGACGACAACGGCGCATCCAAGAACCTGCTTGACTTCACCAAGCGTAACTGGATGACATACGTTCCCGCTGCGGTCAGCCTGGGCGTCACGATCTTCGCAATCGTCTCCCTGCACAACGTCACCTACAAGAAGTACCAGGCGCTCGCCGCTGCGTACTCCATCTCTCAGATGAACGTGTCCGAGCTCCGCAAGAACGTGCTCGAGCAGGTCGAGGTCATCAAGAAGGGCACTAAGCCCGCAGACAAGAAGGCTGCCGAGAAGAAGCTCCCCGAGGGCTCGATGGTCATTTTCGGTGACGAGGAGGTCCTGTGCAAGGACGCCATCACCGGACGTACCTTCCGTTCCACGGCTGAGAAGATCCGCGGTTACTGCAACAACATCTCTGAGGACCTGCTGAACTTCGGCCCCTGCCCTCTGAACGACTTCTACGCTCAGATTCACATCGGTGAGACTGGCGTTGGCGATGAGCTCGGCTGGGACGGTGGCGTGACCATCAAGCCTGAGTTCCGTCCGGTGCTCCTGCCCTCCGGTTCGCCCGCGATTGAGGTCGCGCTGACTCCCGCTCCTCAGCCGAACTGGTTCAAGATCGGTTGAAGAGCCGTGACCAAGGAGAATAAGGTCACTTTCACAGACGAGCCGATCGAGTATTCTGAACCCCCAGAATACTGGCCAAACACAAAATACGGGTCCTCTAATGAGAACTAACCCTCAAGAAAGGACCTCCCCCATGTACACCTTCGGAATCATGCTTGGCTTCTTTGGCGTTTGCTGCGCCCTCGATCCCAACCGTGCCCGTAAGAAGGCCTACAAGAAATCCCAGAACTGAGACACCTCACCCTATAACCCATAACACGGGTTATAGGCTTTGTCAAAAACTGAAAGGCAGTCGCTACAATGGAAACCTTCACCACCATCATCATGCTCATCATCATCCTCGCCTTCATCACCTTCATGATGATCATCAACGCGATCACCAAGATCCTCGGCGGAGGTACTGGCAAGATCGCTGCCACCGGCTTTATCGGCTTCCTCCTTCTTAAGACCTTCGGCCCGAAGCTTGAAAAGTACATCGAGGAGTACCGCAACAACAAGAACAAGTGACCACCCAAAACTTACTATTTGAAAGGAACATCATGAATCGCGCACTCGCGTCTGTTGGTATTGCCGCGGCTGTTATCTGCGGATCTGCCACGCCTGCTCTCGCAGCAGACAACCCTATCGACGCCAAGATCACCTATATTTCCTCAGGCAGCTCCCAGGTGTCCTCGCCTGTCACGGTCAAGGGAGCTTGGTCTACCAAGAAGCTCGAGGTTGGACAGACTTTCAAGGTTACGTCTGACGTCATCAACTGGGCATACGACTTCCCCTTCACTCTGAACGACGATACTCAGATCGGATCCTGCAAGACCGATAAGGGCACCCTCACCTGCACTGTGGACAACGTCCCGGATTCGGTCGCCAACAAGACCGATATTTCCGGTATTTGGTGGACCACTGCTCGCCTTCAGGAGTCTGTCATCGGCAAGGAGTGGGGCGAGATCTCTATCGGAGGTCGTGCATACCCCTTCACCTTCGGCGACAAGGATTGGGATAGCGCCTGCGATAACGACTGCAATGGCGGTCACTACGAGGACGCTAAGCCTGAGAACTCGAAGTGGGGCTGGGTCAATCCCGATGGTACTACCTCTTGGATGATCACTTGGATTGCCGAGCCTGGTGTTAAGTACTCCGTCCACGACGGGTACACCAAGCTAAGCACGTCCGTTAAGTGTGCGAAGGGCGACACCTGGGATCCTAACACGACCGTATATATCTCGGCGATTCGAGTCAACGACTACACTATCGAGTTCACAGCCCCTGAGGGCGTAAAGGTGTGTACGACGTACACCCCCGAGCCTATGGCTACGCCGGCGGGCGCTAAGACCGCGACTAACGTCGCTGATGTGAACGGCATCGAGCTTGAGCGTACGATCGAGGTTAGTGTGAATGGTGGGACTACTGGGGACGGGACCGCTCCAACCCCCTCTCCTTCCGTGTCTACCCCAGCTCCCAACCCGACAACGACGACGCCCGTTCCGGTGCCCTCTGTGAGCACTCCTGCTCCGCAGTCTGGAACAAGCACGCCTTCTGCTAAGCCGTCTCATTCTGGGACGGTGACCCCTTCGACCCGACCCACCGTGAAGGCCGAAACACCCAAGCCTAGCGAGACCAAGCTCGCTAAGACCGGATCCGATTCGAGTTTTATCGTGGTTCTGGTCCCCCTGGTCGCCATCATTGGCACCTTCATCTACCTCATCTCTCTGTCTCGAAAGGATGACAACTGACATGCAGTCCATCAAGGTTAAGTACACCAATTTCTTTGGAGAGGAAACGGAGGAGAAGCTCCACTTCCATCTCTCCAAGGCTGAGCTCATGAACATGGAGCTTCAGCGCACCCCGCTTTCCGCCAAGATCGCCCTGATCAATGGCGGTGAGGCTTCTCCCATGGATGCCTACAAGCTGCTTCAGGAATTCGTGGGTGCTGCTTACGGCGAACGCTCTGAGGACGGTACGCGATTCTTCAAGGATGAGCGTGCGACCAAGGCGTTCCTGGCATCCCCAGCATTCGACGCCCTTCTTGACAAGCTCAGCAACGATCCCAAGTTCTCGAACGGGTTCCTTGCCGGCCTCTTCCCCGATGACATCATGGGTAAGGCCAAGAAGCTGATCGAGGAGCACCCCGATGCCTCTCTCGAAGAGCTCCGCAAGATTGCTGAGGCGAACTGATGACGGACATCGTCCCCATCGAGCCTACTCGGCCCACTGAGGTCTCCCTCCCTGGCAACACTGATAAAGCCAAGGAGGGGGCCTCCCCCGAGAAGAAGGTCATCGCCAAGGCTAAGGTCCAGAAGAAGTCTGCCATCAAGGAAGCTCTTCGGACCTTCTTCGCTCAGGATCTCCCAGAGATTGCTGAGCATCTTGTGATCGATGTGGCCATTCCCGCTGCGAAGAACGCCATCACCGACATGGTGACACAGGGTATTCAGCAGCTTCTTTACGGCGAAGTTGACCCTAGGCGTCGTCCTTCGTCTGGTTATACATCATATTCTAGCTCTTCTCGCGACAATCGCGGGAGAGGCTACTACGAATCGCGGCGACCTGAACGGCGTGAACCGCGTCAGCCGAAGCCCACGAACGTTGAGGACCTTGTGTTCGACACCCGCGGCGACGCTGTTGACGTGATCGAATTCGTCGCTGAATCCATCGAACAGTACGGTCAGGTCTCGGTTGCAGATCTGATGTCGTCAGTTGGTATTCAGCCCCGATACACAGATGAACGCTGGGGTTGGACCACAACCGACGCGTTCGAAATCCGACAGATCAGGGAAGGTTGGCTCGTCTCTGCCGATCGTCCCGAACCCATCAAGTAACATATTTGCTCAGAAAGGAGCACATTCAAATGTCTATCACGACCGCTTTCCACACGGGCATGGCTCGCATCTCGAAGCACGCCCCTACCATTCTCTCCGTTGCCGCCTCCGCTGGTGTCGTCGCAACCGGCTACCTCGCATGGCGAGCCGGCACTCGATTCGAGGACTGTGAAGGACGCGACTGGGATCGTCGCAAGGAGTGCATCCGCAACGCCGACCAGATCGCCGATGAGGACGTTCACAAGATCGAGATGAAGAATCGCATCCTCTTCATCCTAGACACTGCGTACACCTGTGCGCCTGCTGCTATCGTCGGTGCTGCCACGATTACGATGATCTACTTCTCGAACTCGATTTCGAAGAAGCGTCTTGCTGCAGTTGGTGCTGCGTACACTGCTCTCCAGACTGCGTTCGATGGTTACAAGAAGACCATGGTTAACGCCCTCGGTAAGGAGACTGTCGAGAAGATCACTCGTCCCCAGCTGCCCAACGTCGGCAAGTCCGCTGAGGAGATCCTCTCGTCTGACAACAAGTCCGATGCTGCCGATGTCGTCGATGCCGTCATTGCGTCCATTAACGACCTGTCCCCCTACGCGCGAATCATCACTGAGGAGTCCTCGAACTGCTGGGATACCAGTGAGGATTACACCTCTGAAAATCTCGCAGCTGTTCAGCTCTGGGCTAACCGTCGTCTTGAGCGTAAGGGACACCTGTTCCTGAACGAGGTCTTCGACCAGCTCGGCCTCTCTCGCACTCGAGAGGGTGCTGTCGTCGGCTGGATCAAGAACTCCGAGGTTGGTGACGGCTACGTCTCGTTCGGCGACTTCGACGCGAACACTTACCGAGTCCCGTCCGAAGACTACTCTCGTGTGGACACGAATTTCATCATCGACTTCAACGTCGACGGAATGATCTGGGATAAGATCTGACATGCACTACACATCCTGGCTGATTCGGCGAGGGTGTCTCGAGAATTACTCGGAGCTTGCTTCGGTGTGGGATGAACTCGATTTCGTGTGGTATATTCCTGAAGACGAAGATAAGGCCATCCAGGCTCTTCGTATGAGGGATGAATACTGCTACGAAACGGGTATGCCCTCTCCGAGGCAAGCTCCGGCTTCGTTCCTTGAGGTCTTCGTGAGTATTACCGATGCTTTGACTGCTATGCTGTATCAGGATCGGGAATCATTCACGAAGTCCATTCTTCTGAATGTTGGCGCTCGTTCATTTTCTGACGACGGGCGCCTGCCTTCAGAGATTCACGAGGAGGCCCTGATCATTGCCGAACGCGTGATGTACAGGACCTACTCTAGGAACGGAACCGGCGGACTATTCCGCATACCGGGGGTAGATACTCTCGAGATGCCCTTAACGACCCAAATGATTAAGTGGGCCAACTTGTACGATCCATATCACTAAAGGAGGCCACGGGAGGTGGACTTTTACACAATTGAATCTTCTCCAATGCGCGGTCTGCCGGGAGTCATGGAAGCAGCGCCTTGGTTCGTGAATCTCGACTCTAGAGACATCATGATACGAGACGGTGACTTCGTCGCTGTCTGGAATCCAAAGACTGGTCTGTGGTCGAAGAACGAATTCGATGTCATTGATCTGGTTGATGATGACGTTCGAAAATTCGTTGAGAATTCGGCTCCTCAGCAGATGATCCCGAAGTTCTGCGCATCAGAAAGAGATGGCGTCTGGAAACGATATCGCCAGTGGACCAAGAATATGGTCGATACTGACCATCCTCTCGATCGAATGCCGGTGTTTGCGGACACCCCAATTCGTCGAGAAGACCACGTATCATACCGTCTTCCATATTCACTAGAAGATGGGGTTCCGGTTAACTGGGCTAAACTCGTCGACACTCTGTACGACCCCTCTGAACGCCAGAAGATCGAATGGAGTATTGGTTCAGTACTCACGGGCGACTGTCGAAAAATCGACAAGTTTCTTGTCTTCTATGGTGATCCGGGTTCCGGTAAATCCACGATTCTGAACGTGATGCAAATGCTCTTTGGAGACTACAGCGTTGCGTTCGACTCGGAATCGCTTGCTCAGCGAAGCAACTCTTTTGCTCTGGCATCTTTTGTTAGCGATCCTCTAGTAGCTATTGAACACGACGGCGACTTGAGTAGAATAGAGACAAACACTCGTTTGAACTCGATCATCTCGAACGAGATTCAGCTCATCAACGAGAAGTTCAAGAAGCCGCACTCCATGCGCATCTCGACTATGCTGATTATGGCGTCCAATAACCCGGTCAAGATCACCGATGCAAACTCGGGTATTCCTAGACGTTTGCTTGATGTTTCACCATCGGGAAGGCGTCTATCGATAGACGAGTACACCAGCGTCATGGACGGGGTATATCAGGAACTGGGTGTGATCGCAAAGCACTGTATTGACGTGTATCGTAGTCTGGGACCGAACTATTATCGCAATTATCGGTCTCAGACTATGGTTTCGGAAACTAATCCCATCTACAACTTCGTCATGGAGATGTACGAAGATTGGGGCGATGACGATAAAGTCACTCTCGCTAAGGCGTATTCGGATTATAAGGATTATGCCGCTGAGACTGGGATCCAATACGTGGTGCCGAGGTATCGATTCAAAACTGAACTTTCTCGATACTTTCGAGAATTTCGAGACCGAGTCATGGTTGATGGCGTACCTTATCGGAGTTTGTTCATAGGTTTTCGCAAGGACAAGTTCGAAAGCTCTGAACTTACTCCAACTGTTGTGAAGAGTGAATCATGGCTCGTGATGCGACGGGGAACGCCGTCTATATTCGACGAGCATTTCGCAGGCTGTAAGGCTCAGCTTTCGTCAAAGAACGGTGCCCCTCGAAAGGCCTGGATGTATGTAGACACGGTGCTCCGCGATATTGCTCCAATCGAGGAGCATTACGTACTCATGCCCGAGGAATATATTTGCATTGATTTTGATCTGAAAGGAGACAATGGTGAAAAAGACCTCGATGCTAATCTTCGCGCTGCTTCTGCTTGGCCTCCGACGTATGCGGAAACGTCGAAAAGCGGCTGCGGCATCCACCTCATCTATCGATATCCTGTCGGTAAAGATACCCTTGCTGAATATTCGCCTGGAATTGAAATCAAACGATTCCGGGGGAACTCATCTCTTCGGAGACGACTGTCCCTTCACAACGGGCGAGGTATCGAGGATTATCCGGGAGACCTCCCAGCAAAGGCCCCTAAGATGATCAACAAGAAGCACATACAGGACGAGAACCATCTCAGGTCTCTCATCGCCAAGGCACTTCGTAAGGAAGTGCATGCCAACACCGCTCCCAATGTCGACTTCATTAAGAGTATTCTTGATGAGGCCTACGAGTCTGGGATCACATACGACGTCACCGACGCTCGCAACGCTGTGACCTCTTTCGCAATGTCTTCGACAAACCAGTCGGATCGTTGCCTCAAGATGGTCCAGCAGATGCACTTCATGTCTGAGGACAAGGCGGAGGTCGCAGAGGACGGAAACGGACGCATCGCGTTTTACGATGTCGAGGTTTTCCCGAACCTCTTCGTCATCTGTTACAAATTCCCCGGCGAGGAGGTTGTCCATTTCTGGACGAATCCATCAGCCGAGGCAGTGAAGTCGTTGTTCGATCTCCGGTTGATCGGTTTCAACAACCGGAAGTATGACAACCACATCATGTATGCGGCATCGCTTGGATACTCGAATGCGGAACTCTTCGAGATCTCTCAACGGATCATCAACAACGAGAAGAATGCAACGTTCCGTGAGGCGTACAACCTCTCGTACACGGATATTTACGACTTCTCGACGAAGAAGCAATCTCTCAAGAAGTGGGAGATTGAGCTCGGGATCAGGCACCAGGAGAACAACCTCCCTTGGGACCAGCCGGTTCCTGAGGGTCAGTGGGATGACATCGTCGAATACTGCAAGAACGATGTCAAGGCCACTGAGCTGGTATTCAACCATCTCGCCAGTGACTGGGGTGCTCGCAAGATCCTTGCTGAACTCTCCGGTCTGAGTGTCAATGACACCACCAACCAGCACACTTGTGCTCTGGTGTTTGGTAAGGAGCGTCGACCTGATAAGTCGAAGTTCGTATACACCGACCTCAGCGAGATGTTCCCGGGATACACCTTTGACAAGTTCAAGGGTTCGTCCTATCGCGGAGAAGATCCGGGGGAGGGCGGCTACGTATATTCGGAACCCGGATATTACGAGAATGTCGCCCTCCTTGATATTGCATCGATGCACCCGACGTCGATCGAGCAGCTCAATTTGTTCGGTCCTTATACTCAGCGTTACAGTGAGCTCAAGCAGGCTCGCGTGGCGATCAAGCATAAGGACTTGGACGCGTTGGATAAGCTCTTCGACGGGCGTCTGGTTGAGATCGCGAAGAATTACGATCTTGATGAACTCGGCAAGGCGCTCAAGATTCCGATCAACTCCATGTATGGGCTAACGAGCGCCAAGTTCGATAACCCCGCATGGGATCCTCGGAATGTTGACAACATTGTCGCGAAGCGGGGGGCTTTGTTCATGATCGACCTCAAACACTATGTGCAAGAGGAACTCGGTCTGACAATTGTTCACATCAAGACGGACTCCGTCAAGATTCCCGGGGCCACGCCTGATGATATTCAGAAGGTGATGGACTTCGGGAAGAGGTATGGGTACGACTTCGAACATGAGGCCACCTACGCCAAGATGTGTCTCGTCAACAAGGCTGTGTACATCGCAAAGTACGCATTCCCTCACGAAGGCGAATGGACAGCTACTGGTAAGCAGTTCCAGGAACCTTACGTGTTCAAGAAGCTCTTCACGAAGGAGCCGATTGAATTCGAGGATTACATCCAGACCAAACAGGTCAAGACCGCGATGTACCTGCGATTCCCCAATAGCGGAGATCACTTCGTCGGCAAGGTTAGTGCGTTTGTGCCAATCAAGCCCGAACGAGGTGGTGGTGAGCTACTACGGATGAACAGCGAAGGCGAGATCAAAGACGCCGTCGTTGGGACAAAGGGCTATCGCTGGAAGGAAGCGGAGATGGTCCGATTCATGCATCAGGAGCAGGATGTAGATACGTCTTACGCCGAGATGCTTGCCGATGAGGCAAAACAAGCGATCGAACAATTCGTCGATCTCGAAACACTGTGCCACTGAGAAAGGAAAACATCATGGCATTCAACAACACCCCCTCTGATCTGGTTATCGAAGACGCTCGTCTGCTCTTCACGAACTTTGCTGGGTCTCCGACGCGCTACAACCAGGAAGGCGGCAAGCGAGAATTCTCGGTCGCGATTCCGCTTAACCTTGTCGAGGATCTTGAACGAGATGGATGGAACGTCAAATTCCGAAAGAACCAGGACGGCGAACTCGACCCCGAGCGTCCTTACCTGGGCGTCAAGGTCTCGTACAAGTTCCGCGCGCCGGCCATTTGGCTGGTGACTGGAGGTCGCAAGCAGCTCCTCAACGCGGATACTGTTGGGACCCTGGACAACATCACGATCAAGACGGCTGACGTGGTCATCCACCCGTCGGTCTACGACGTCCGTGGTCAGAAGGGTATCTCGGCATACGTCAAGGAGCTGTACGTCGTGATGGATGACGAGTCGGCTTCCTTCGCGGCTAAGTACGCTGATCTCGACTGATCATATTTTAAGGCGGGGGTGGGCTGTAAAAGGTCTCGCCCCCGTCTTAGATGAAAGGAGTTACCACATGTTCATCGAAGACTCTGAAAACTGGGCTACGGTGCCGGGCTTTGCTCACTACGAAGCAAACCGTCTTGGTATGATCAAGCGTAAGGATACCGGTGTTATCCTGAAGCCCTTCAAGCGTCGCAACAGCACGTCTCGATACGTGCGACTGTACACAACTCCCGGTGAGGCTCGAGAACGTTCGGTCGCATCGGTGATCTGGGCTGCCTTCTACAAGAGGTGGCCCGACGGGGGTCTGTATGTCTGTCACGCAGACGGGGACCTTGAGAATAATTCGATCGATAACCTGTTCCTGGGAACTCGATCAGATGTCCGAAAAACACAGCGGCGTCGAGATGATCTCATCTGGGCGCAGCTACAAGAGGAAGGAGAACTGGTGCTATGAGTAACTGGTTCGAAACCATTGTCCCGAATGACCGTACGTGGACACGGGAAAACATCAAGACTGTGAAGACTGTTAAGAAGGGTGGTGTGACCGATATTGCACGTTACCTTTCTACAGTACTTGAGCGTTCGGATGATCATGCTCTCGATGGAGACAACTTCACGGCGGTTGTCAATATCAAGAACGGATTCATCCCGGCCAATGGCGACTACTCTGGATTCTCGATTCAGATCGAGGGTATCGTAATGGGTGAGCAGGTCAAAAAGACTGTCAATGGCAGTAGTGACCCCGTGGTTACGGAATACGTCTGGGAAGTTCGCAAGATCATGTTCATTGTAAATGGCCGAAACGCTAACGACCACACCAAGGAAACTATGATCGATGCCGGCGATGACTGGATCATGCGCGCCTCTACACACGGTGATGAGGAAGAACCCGGATTCGGTAAGGGCGCCAAGTATGGCTCGTGGTGGGCCAACA